GACCAACCATGCCCCCCTCAATTTGGTCTTGGCGGATGACTCGCTTTATGCGTGAACAGATACTTAAATAGTCGGAGTAGTTGCCCTTCGTGTTGGCAAAGTAGTGTTCAAGGCCATCAATGATACCTGCATCCGCACACCAGTTCTCAAAGCCTTCCAAGGTCAAGGGTCGCTCCAAAGGCTCATGCTGGGGGATAGCATCCTTGCCGGGGAATACCGTCTTGGTCCGAGGGTTTGCCTTGACCTGCGAGCGGTATGCCTCAAAGTACTCCCACATCTTTTCGGGGGTTTCAATGTACTTGCCGTTGCCCTTGCTGGTTCCCATTAGTATTCGATTTTGTCTATTAGGTCGCTTATCTTGTTTACGATTTTCATTTTCACTTCGTACTGGTTCGGGGCATTGGAATCGTCCACCGCTCCGATGCAGTCGCAGAGGGTCGTTATGACCATCATAAGGGAGTCCATCCGAGCCTGCACTTGGGCTTCGTCATCCTTCGCCTTCGAGTTCGCCAAGTTCTCGGAGTTTATTTCTTGACCATGAGAGAGCCGATTTGCCACCCCACAGGAGATATGAGATGTAACCGCAGTCGGATGTATCGTCTGCGTTGTCGTAGTAGGTTTCAGCACGGGACAGGTAGGAGTGCATCCGCTTGATGGTTTCAAGGGAAATTGCTTCCCCGTTGGCTAACTGCTGCGCCCTGACCTTACCTGTTTGCGTCGCACACTTGTTCCCGTTTCTTTCGTTGAGTTCAATCCCTCGCTTGGCATTGGAGCGAATCTCTTGGCCGTAATCCGAATAAGACTCGAACTGCTGCCTCTTGTGATTCTCCCACGTTGAGCCACAAACGGCAAGCCGTTGAGCCGTATCCGGGAACTCTGCATTGGCTTCGTTGTTGGACATACAACGACCGATGAAACCTTCCTTGCTTTCGTTATCCTTCGGAATTGGTAGGGGCATTCAGGGGGTAGGTTATGGTGTTTTGGTTGGCTTCGGCAAACAAGTCCGCTTGTAGGTAAATGTATTGGAGGGCCGATTTTACGCAGTCTGCGCACCACCAATTCGTGGGGGGTCGTCCGTGAGCGGTCAGGATGGCTTGCAGTTCCCCAACGGCATCGGGTGGCAGTCGCATGGTTAAGGATGCCACATATTGGTCCCAATACTTGCGATGCTTTTCGGCCACGATGAACTGGTCGTTGGTCATTTGAAGGTCCATTCTCGGATGATTATTGCGGTGGCAGATGATGCAAGGCCGAGGATAGGAGCCAAGTACCATTGGCAGGTCGGCAGGGTCAAGGCAACCCCAAGCCAAAAGCCGAAGCAGGTCATGCACGAAAACGGCTTACGCTTGGCGAATGGCAAAGCGTAGAACCATTGGGGCAGGACCCGGAACTCCACGACCGCAAGGGTCGCAAGCGCACTAATCAGGATGGGATAGACCAGTATATCCATTGGCTTCGATTGCGGTTTTGATTTTGGCCTTGGCTTGTTCTATGGAGTAGATGATGGACCTATAAGGGATGCCCGTTTCCCTTGACATGGCCTTCATGTTCCCCGTTTGCATGAGCAGGTTCAGCAGTTCTTTGTCGTACGGAAATGCCCCATCCTTGGCCCAAGAGTCCATCTCTTGCTGGGCGATGGCCCAAAGGTCGTCGAGCAGGGAGTCGTAGTCCTTGCTTAGTTCTTGGGTTTCGGGGTCAACCTCGACTCGCTCGTCGTGGTGTCGGTACTTCTTTGCGAATTGGTTGTTGTTTCCCCGGTACAGGTTCATTATCAAACGAACGATGTAGAATCGCAGGTACCCTTGGACCTGCATCTTGGTAATCTTGTCGGGGTCTTTCTCCAGTAGGATCAGGACGACCTCTTGTTCGAGGTCCTTCCAAAGCGGATTGCCACCCGTAATGGTGAGGCAAGCCTTGCGGATTTCTCCGCTTCGATAAAGGTCAAGGATGGTAGCCTCTGCGTTCACTCACGCAAAGATGGAGGGGGTTCTCGCTAATGTTGCAAAAAATCCCGTGTCCTGTTCAAAACTTGTGTACGAAGAAACTTGATGTCCGGCCTTGCTCTCATGTTTTTGGCAAGGATTTCGAGGTTGTGCATGACCGTTGCGTGGTTCCTCTTGATGATACGCCCGATTTGGCAATAGGTGTAGAGGTATTCCGAGTAGGCGATGTCTGCGAAGATGCTGCGAGCAAGGACCAGTTCTTGGGTCTTGACTTCGCTCAATATATCATCGGGGCTGACTCCGACGACCTCTGCGGTATATCCGAGGATGGTGCGTGATATTAGGTCCATGTTAAAACGGGTTTGGGGGTAGAGGCATCCAATGGCTCACTTCGGTTAGGAACCAAGTTTGATGCTCGTAGTACCAACGGCCATCGCCCAGCCATGCGTAGGCTTGATTCATGTCGGTCGTAAAAATCAGGACAGGCTCGTAAGGTTCCGGCATCCGGTCCAAGCATTTTACCCATTCCATCGTCAGGCGTTTTTGGCTTGGAGGATACGACCGAGCAGGGTCCAGTTGACGGACCAAGCCTTGATGGTTTCGCTTTTGTCGGGGCGGTTGCAGTTGACGCATTCCTTGCGGATGTGCAGTTGCCAGCGTCGGAAATCGGTTGGTGTGGTTTTCATGGGGTTGGGGTTTAAGGTTAACGAATAAGGAAGTTGGCGGTCATTTTTGACTTAAAAAAATCTCGTACAATTCTTTAGTAGTTGCTTGAGAGTATGTTTCATTACTCCATCTGTATTTTATTGCACCATTAAAAGACACAGGACAAAATTCCCATTCATTTAATTCAATCCATTCGTGAAAATCGTCAAGCAATTTGTCAAAATTCAATTTTTCAAGTTCAGTTACATAATCAATTAATTTGTAAAATTCATCAAGTGCCAACCCTTTGGTAGAAGTTAAGCTTGACGACTTTATCATGTGTGCTTTTAAGTTTTCAATTTCTGGTTTCATGGGGTTGGGGTTTGGTTGGTCAGTTTATAGGCTGACGCTGGGGGAGTTTGGTCAGCGTGTAGGCTGACGATTATACCCGAATGTGTATAGTTTTTGGGTTTTTCTTTACATTATACCCGAATGAGTATAAATTTTGGGTTTTTCTATAAATTATATCCGATTGGGTATAGTTTGGTTGGCTTCACGCTGCAATTTTTCATTAATCGCATCAACAATCCATTTGCCTAATTCGTCTTGAAAACTTGCTGCTTTATCTTCATCTATTAAACCGCCGGGGGCTTTAAATAGGTTTTGTATTGCCCCCCATCCTCTCACGTCGGCAATTTTTTGATATTTGCCGTCTTTGCTTACACCCCAAATGGTTTGTCCACGTTCGTCATAGGTGGCTTTTGCCCCAATAAAATCTGTTACTTTCATAGGTTTAAGGTTTGAAATAGTTTGTACGCACCACACGAATCAGTCAGGGTCTTGACCTGTGGACCAAATCCGTTGCTACGGCTTAGCACATACTCGCAGGCGTTACCCTTGGCCCGGACCTCAATCACCCTCCAAGGGCGGTCGTTGGTGCAAGCGGTCAGCAGGAGCAGTAGTAGCAGTCGGGCCATGGAACAAATCTACACAACTATTCCACACTTGCGACCTAACAGGTAGGGTTTTCTTCTAATTCTCTTACAAAGGCTTTGAGTATCTTAATCAAGCCATTTCTTTCGTCGTCGCCTCTAAAAACCATTTCAATCTTTTTTACTGGCTCAACCCTTGATGTGTCGTCGTTCACATAGCATTCCATTGATGTTGACCCTGAATCTTGAAAGGTCATAGCCACATATCCTCCGTGTCCTGCGTGGCCTCCTTGAAAGCCAGTATGCTCAAGCGTTGCGTCAATGACGCAATGGCCGTTGTGGTCTAAAGTTAATTTTCTCATGTTTTGGGGGTTTAGTTGTTTGGTTTAATTGGTTGTAATTACTTTTTAAATTTATCTAAATCTTTGACTGGAAGGTTCCAGCAATCGGCCTTAAAAACCCATCCATTAACATCGGTACTTCCTTTTTCATTAAATTGAGCGTTCTTGAAAAAATCATCCTTTGATTTATAGCCCAATAAAAACCCGGTTCGCATATCTTCTAAGACCCTAACAAAAAAATAGAAATCGCATTCTTGGTTGATATTATGATTTGAAATGCTGCACAAAAAATGATCTTCAGGATAAACGGTTGTTCTTTTGGTTTTTACGTCTATTCTAAAATCATTGATAATTAAATCATAATGATAGGTTGCCTCATTGTCAATTTTTGCTTCCCTTTTTTTGTAAAAATCATAGACAACTATCTCTCCAATGGCCCCGTAAATATTGCTTTTACCGCTTGTAATTGAGTTGTTTAAAACTTTAAAATCGTATAATTCATTAGCCCTTACCCTTTGTTCGTTTGTGATTGGTATGACTATCATAATTGAGTGATTAAGTTTTGAAAATCCTCCACGCTCCTGATGACCTCGTATCGGTAGCCTGCCTCTTGGACCACTCCCTGCCACCACTTCTGCGAGAGGGACTGCTTGCCCTTATTGGCCTTGAACTCAAGGAAGATGGCCCCTTTGTCCGATAGATAGGTCATGTCGGCCACTCCAGCGGTCAGGCCGATGCCTTTGAGAAAATGACCGTTCGTTCGGCTTCGTGGGTTGTTTAGGTTTAGGAACAACCGCCCTTCTTCGTGGGGCTTTAGGAGTTTGAACAACTTGACGCAGGCGGCTTGGAGAGTGTATTCGGGGGTCATAGCGGATATTCGTTGGCTTTGGTGTAGGGCAGTTGGCATTGGACTTGTGCGATTCCAAGGCTGCCATTCCTATTCTTTCGGAAGATGACCTCCATAAGATCCTGCTCTGCATTCTTGTCGTGTTCGTAGGGTCTGTAAACAAAAGCGATTTTGTCGGCATCGAACTCAAGTTGCCCGGTTTCTCGAAGGTCGGACATGATAGGCCGATGGTCTGCCCTGCCTTCCGTTGCCCGTGATAACGAAGAAACAACAACCCCGAAGACCTTCTGCCTCTTGCAGATTGCTTTGAGTTGCTTGCTGATGTTGGTCATCTGCTCAATCTTGGGCTTGGGTTTGTCAATCTTCGCAGGCTCTACGAGTTGCAGGTAGTCGAGGTAGAAACCAACGATTCCGAACTTGGCCTTGAGTTTTGCTATCTCGCCCTCGATTCGGTCGAGGTTTGCTTGATGCAGGTCCACGATGTAGAGAGGTTTGCCTTTGAGTTGGTCAGCCTTTTGGGCCAAGGTCAGGTACTGCTCGGTGCTGATACGCTCGTCGGGTTTTAGGAATGCAGAGCCGTCCATCGTTCCGAGGTTGGAAAGCATCCGCTGGGTCAGTTGGTCTGCACTCATTTCCATCGTGAAGAACACGACGGGGATTTCGGCCATGGCTTGATTCATCGCTATTTGGAGGGCGAGCAGGGTCTTGCCCATTGCCGGACGACCACCCACGAGGATGAACTCGGATGGCTTGAACCCGGTGCAGATGTTGTCAAGCGGTCGGATGAAGGTTTGGTAGATTTGGTCCTTCCGTCTGCCTTCCCGGACCTCGTTCATGTTAGCAAGGAAGTCCTTGGCGAGTTCGTGTGCAGATGTTTCGGAGGCGTTGGATTCGACGGCTTGGATGGATTGATAGCGTTGGAAGGCTTTGGGGATGTCCCGGTCATGGGCAAGTTCTTCCATGATTCTCGCTTCCTCCCTCTCCTTCCAAAGGTCGTGCAGGTCGGAGGCGTATGTCTTCCAGTTGCTTACAAGCCCTGCTTCGGGGTCGATGCCTTCAAGTAGGACATGGGCTTGGCCTTGGTCTGCGAGGTATTTGTAGACGGTAACGATGTCAATCTCTCGCTCTGCTTTGTGGAGGGATTCAATGGCCCGGTAGAGCAGGACGTTGTTGCCTGTGAATAGGCGTTCAGGAATTTGGGTCAGGAGGACGGTTCGGTTTACGAACTTGTCCATTAGGCAGCCGAGCAGTTTACGTTCAGCGGACAACTGGTAAGGGTTCATCATCGGAGTTTAGATTTGAGTAGGCGAAGTTAGGGGTACGTTGGATGGCTTGGTCCTCCCAGCGCTTGCCGTTGAGGTAGGTGGAAGGATGCGGAACGAATTGTGCAGGGGTTTCGGAATAGAGGCGTTGAATGTTGCTGACTGCCAGTTCTTGCTCGGTCTTGGTTAAACGTAGGAAGGAACGCTTGGCTCTTGCCTTGTCGGTCTTTCTTGGGAATGCTTTCCAAAAGCCCTCGAACTGCTCACTCACATTTTCTCTTCTCTCCTCTTCTCTTCTCTCCTCTTCTCTATTGAACACAGGTTCAACCTCAGTTGAAGGTAGGTTCAACATAGGTTCAACGTGAGTTGGGGTTTCTT